TTAGAGATACCGCCAGGCATCTGTGCTGTATCCCGATTGTACTTCTTCTTAGGCTTACCCTTTGTCTTGCCCTTGATCCAAGTACCCTGAATACCACTCCAGAAATATCCAGGACCAGGAGATTTGTTAGGATCAGTCCAGGTAGTCACTTCGGTCCCTTCCAAGTCTTGTCATTCTTGCGAAGGGCTGCGAAGTTGATGCCCTTTGGGTTGTCCCTAACTGCCTTTGCCCAGTCTGCCTTCTGCTTAATGCTGGGTAGCGTCCTCTTTAGACCTTTAGATCCACCGCCCCAATCAGAAACTTTACCTGAGGCAGCCATCTTCTTGCGTAACCCACCGAGAGCAATTCGCTTTGATGCAGCAGCCTTCAACCTGTTACCTGAAATCATTTTCTGTCTCAGGTTAGTCATTTTCTTAGCTTGCTGCGGATTGTTATAAATAGGTGGCGTTTTTCTAATCATGGGGCCACCAATTTTCTTTGCCCCTGTAGCTCCACCGCCCCAGGTAGGCATCTTCTCCATGTTAGGAGTAGGGCGCATTGGCTTTAGCTTACGAACTGTACCAGTAGGACCGCCCGGCCTAATGGTAAGAGGCTTTTCCATGTTCGGTGTCGGCGGAGGGACGGCCATTTAAATCTCCTACTTCTTGTACTTCGGGTCAGCGGCTCGAAGGGCTGCGAAATTGATTCCTGCCGGGAGTTGTGCAATCCGAGACATGCTAGCAGCAGCCTGAGCGGCCTTGATTCTAGCCATTTCAGTCTTGTAAGCTGTTTGGCCCGCTGCTTTCTGATTTCTAGCTGCGGTTACGGTCGCCAAATTGTTTCTACGAGATAGATCCTGAGCGTTTAGGAAGGTGGTATTGATAGCTGCACGCCTTACACCCTCTGGACCTGATCTACCCATACCACGATCGTTAGCATCCAAGCTGGAACGCAGAACACTTTGCTTATTGTTCTCCGTGTTGGTGGTAGTGTTCCTAGTTTTGAGAGCATTAGCCGCCGCTTCTGCCTTGAAGGCATTAGCGTTAGAAGCCGTGAGTTTCTGTAGGGCAGCGTTAGCCAACCCAGCCCAGTTAGTTGTTGCCATTTCTCAGCACTCTCCTGCGAGCAGCTTCCTGCAAAGAGATAGTCGGCTTCTTGATATTGTGTCCAGCCCTCGGTGCATTCGTTCCACCATTGTAGACAGGCTTTCCTCTTGAGAATATACCACGAGCGCCTCGTGCGTCGCCAGGTAGGAGGATTTTTCGGACATTCATAGGACAACCCCTTAACCCAATCCTAGATAAGCCACACTGAACCAAGTCTCTGATGCGTTAACTCTCACCACACAGGACGCCTGAGATGTTTGACCAACGACACCGAGAGTATCCCCAGCATTACATTGAACCAAGGAAGTAGCTCTACCAATTTGAGCGTTGGTTATGGCCCACAACGCATTAGCAATGTCGTATGTAGCCCCATTACGCTGCAAGGACACTGAGGACAAAATATTAGTGCCACTGGCACCAAAGCTAATCTGACCTATGTGTATATAAAGGCCAGAGATGGCACAAGTATACAACCCGGTAGCGGGGTTATACAGACCCCCAGCGTCATTGATCTGATTATTGTATAGAATCAACAACGGAGTATTAGCTGTGGCTGAGAAACTTAGTGCCGTAGTTCTGGCGTATTTAGAGAAGTACGAACCACTAGGAGGAACCCATGCAACATCACGATCATTGCCGGAAACCTTAGCGAGCACCTGGTTAGTATTTCCGCCTGTTGGAATACCGGCAGCCATGAAGTAGAGCGTGTATTTTGCTCCATTGACAAGCGTATTACCCACGCCGCCACTCATGGCCCTATCGGTAATATTCCAAGTGTTACCGGCAGCTGAACCGTAGTGGTTGAAAGCTATTCTTGTTGTACCGCCTTGTTCACGAAACTCTACACGAGTTCCTCTAGTAACACCGAACATGGGAGCACGTAGATCAACGCCACTAGGACTAGTTGTAGAATAGAATATTTGAGTAGCACCGAGAGCACTCAAACTATCCATTCGGAATGTACCGCTAGCAGCAGGACCGACTAGAGCAGAGTTATCATAGATAAGCTCTACACCGTAGATATCTCCACCAGAAGGACCAGTTGGTCCAGTTGCTCCAGTTGGTCCTTGTGGTCCAGTTAAACCGATTGGACCTTGTGGACCTGTAGGTCCTGGAACTGTAGATGCAGCACCTGTAGCTCCTGTTGCTCCTGTTACACCAATTGGACCCTGCGGGCCTACTGGACCCGCTGGACCTTGTGCTCCACCTTCTGCATTAATGGTGAGATTGGTGATAAATGCTACTGTTTGAACAGCAGACCCGGCAGCAGCAGTAGTATACAGAAACAACTCTACGTAATCATTCTTAGCTAAGAACAAAGTAGTTCCGCAAGGAGTTGAGAACTGATTTCCTCCGTCACTACCTCTAGCTACCTCAGTACCATTTACACGGATAGCCCCAAAGGTACGAGCATTTAATGATGTAGAACTTATACCTGCTCCACCTGCGAGAGTGTATACTCCATCAGCAGGACAAATCCATCGACTATTAGGTATGTCCCAATGAGCAACATAAGAAGCATCTGTAGCAGACACAACTGCCAACAAAGTAACCTTCTGTGAAACTGAAGCAGTTACTACTGTCTGAGAGCTAGTTACATTAGCTCTACAGTAATAAGCAGGAGTTCCAACAGCACTTCCTGGAATACCTTGTGGCCCAGGAGGACCAGGAACGGTAGATGCCGGGCCAGTAGGACCAGCAGGACCAACTGCTCCCTGAACTCCACCAATTCTTGCAACATGCAAGTAGCTAACACTACTAATATTAGATAGTGCCGTGCCGTTTGGCGCTGAAGAAAGGTTCCATAGCTCGATATATTCTCCTGCGGTAAAGAAGTCAACCCCGTGAATACTACTGCACACAAGACCTAGAGCATCAGTACCTCTAATCCATATAGCACCGTTACGACGAAACGACCCATAGGTACGATAAGTAGCGTTGGCAACGTTGATGTTAGTGCCACCCATAAGGCTGTAAAAGCCATCTTGAGGGCAGGTCCAACGAGTAGTAGACCAGTCACCTGTTGAACCGCCAACAACAGTACCGCCAGTTAGAGTTAATCTTTGATCTGAACCGGTACTAGTAACTGTTTGTCCGGCAGCAATAAGAGATTGAGCAACATATCCACTAGCTGCTCCACCACCAGAAATTGCATGTACGTGATCTTCTCTGGCAGGGTACGGAGAAGTTCCAACGTTAGCGGTTCCACCTAAGGCAACTACTCGTGAAGGCGCGCCAATAGATTCTCCGATCATATGTAGATCGGTAGCATCGTGAGTTCTTTTAGTTAACGCTACTGGCGCAATTGTACCTGGCGTATCACTCACGGAATCTCACCTGGGAAGCTACGAAGCTCAACCCTCTCAACTTCATTGACCACGTGAATTGGTTTGATTTCCACGTAATCATTACCCTGATACTGTAGATGCAGAACGGCTTCTCTGAACTTAAAGCCACCAGCAATTTTAAAGAATTCGGCCCCTGTAACTGCATCTGCTTCGATGGTAACTAGATCCCCAACGATTTCTGTACCTTCCACGTCCCAGGAATAGCCTAGTGTGGCTACTGCGCCGGTGTGGTGGTAAGTATCTAGGAACGCGTACTTCAATGCTTTGAGTCTGTGCGGCGTTCCAACATCAAAGGATGCAGATTCAATCTCTGCAAAGATAGCTCTGTTACTACCACCGAAGGCAGGCTTGCTATCGTTGCTATCGTAGAGTTCTCCTGAGAAGCCGGAGAAGTCAATTTCATACACCTGCGTATTAGAAGTCATGGGACTCATACGCATCATGATCCAGTTAGTTACGTTACCTCCATGCACAGTTGTACGACTATCAGAGGATGCTCCCATGATATCCTCTAGTTGAAAATCGAAGTGGACTGACCATCTACACCACGAATTCCACTTGATGTTGTAGTACAACATCTCCACACCTGAAACATCCCAGCGCCACAATCCACCACTGAACACACTCTTTGGTGTTTTGATGGTGAGAAGCAAGCCATCGTGGACAGGGTAGATGTTGTATACGGGTGAATCAATGTGCTGGACGTCGTACCTTAGATCAAAGTAATTAGAGATCGCAGCAGACACCAGACTAAAACTATCACCATTATAGGACCATACACCCATATCATCAGCATAATAGATAGTTCCACGCATCTGAGTGCACTGGACTTGAGCCTGGACTTTAATGTTTTCATCGATCGTATTCCAAGCCCAATCGGTTTTCGGATCGCCCATTGTCTTTAACGAGAACAGACCCGCATTAGTGAAGATGATTAGTCGATCGTTGAATACCATCACTTCCTGGATCTTGACGTTGGCGATATTGGACGGAACACGAGTGAAGTTCTGCGGCATATTCCACGTTTCAGGCATTCCGTTGGCTGTAGTAATGGCAAGATCAGTCCAGTACAGAACATCCTTGTTCCATGCAAAGAACCTATCTCGGAAGTAAACTAGACCCCTTGAGGGGGGAGAACCAATCACATCCTGAACGGTAACAGCGCCAATACCATTACCAGTGTTCGTTGGAGTCCAGTTGATTAAACGCTTTATACCGTTAGTTGCAGCTAGAGTTGCCCCATAAATCTGAGGGGGTGATCCAGCAGGGAGAGTAGGAGCAGCAGGAAACTGCGTGAAACCATAGAAGATGAAACCACTAGCAGAGTACCGAACGTAGTCCGAATTACCGTGAGCTGACTTAGGAGCATTTCCAACGTCATCCGATAGGAAGGTGCCCAGGTAAGCTGTGTTAGTTCCTCTAGCTGCTTGCCAGATAAGGTTCGGTTGGTTAGGTCCACCACCGACAGGCCACATTCTTTTAGACGGCTCGTACACATTATAATAAGCCGGCATTTCTAGATTGGGGCTGCCAGTAGTAGCCGGAATGTTGTTTCTCCAGTCAGAAACCGTAGAGAAACTAGGCCGCAGGCGCAACCTATTTCCGTCTGCAACCATGTTATCTAGAGTCTTACAGTAGCCAGGAGGAACGTCATTTCCCCCTACGGAACCAGTGTTCCACAGCCCTTTTGTGACGTCTAGAACAAAGTGATCCTCGTTGTTTACTGCTCCAGGCACTAGTAGATCACCCCATAATCCACGTAACCAGGATCATCCCGAACGACAGGATAGGACATATCTTCATTGGACATAGCTTCGTGTCGAGCCTGGCCAATGTTGCTTGTAAACTGCGCCATTAATTGATTTGCAGCCTGCCAGTCCTTATTAATTTCGTGACAACGAGATACAGCGAACGTGATAATATCTGGTACGAAAGCATCAGGAATCGGCATCACGAACGTAAGATCCGTGGGCATAACATCCATGATCTGCCCCATAACTACAGCTATAGGAGCGGTATCGGCAGCTAATGGTACAGGATACAAAAACACTTTCATGTCATAAGATGCACCACCATTCTCCGTATACCAGAAATCAGGAATGCCAGGAAACTGTAGATCAAAACCTTTCTGGAGTAAGTCATTTACCGTAACTCCAGCTAAAGCTCTGCCCTTAGTTTCAGCATTACCACCGTACATGACACGAATCACATTGACATTATTCGTATCCATTGCGTTTCCACCGATGAAATCCTTAGCCTGATATGTACTCGTGGTGTCAGGATTTGCGCCAGTTTGACGAAGAATTTGCGTGATACCATCATAGATAAAGACAGCTAGGTCTGTATCCTTGATGATGATTTGTCCAGGATCACCAAACCTCTTGAGAATCTGCGGCTTGATTTGACTAGCTAGCATCAGAAGCTCTTTCTGAAATCGGCATCGCGTAGACCTACAGGGAGGTCCTCTCTGATTGTTACCTTCTCGCCGTTTCGATCATGGAACGAGTAGCTACTACGCCGGGCCGCCACGATATGTGCGGTAATGTCGGCTGCCTGAGCGTTTTCATCTGCGTAACGACGCTCGTTGTTCGCCTTAACCGTCGCATTAACTCTATCAATTTCAGCCAAAGTATCAAACTTCTGCTGGTCCGCAGCCCAAACTCTTTCCACCACCCTGTCATCCAATTGCCACGCCTCAAATACACGACGCAGTTTCCCATCAGGACAGTGTTCAGCGATGATAAACGGAGCTTCGTTAATTCCTGGGCCCGATGCGGGATCAACGCAGATGACTTCGAGATTTGGGTCATATGCCTTGATCTTTTCTACAATCTTTAGAGCGTCACGCTCCACTAGCTGACCGTCAACTTCGATCAGGTCCTTAAGGTTTACGTCAAGTTTCATGAAAGAAAGAGCCCGGTCACCGAAGTAACCGGGCTCTCCTCCTCTCTCCCGTGTAGAGATTGTTTAGGACTCGGTGACGTTCGTCATCCGTCCATGAGTGTTGCGCTGGTGCGTACCAAGCTGCCAGTAGCACTTAAGCAGCGCCTCGAAGATATCGTAGTCGTGGACGTACTTCCAAACGGCCCCGTCGATATCTTCCCAGTACCACGGCTTGTCACGGAACATCTTGATCTCAGATTCCGTGAGGAAGAACATGTTCTTCGCAGGAACATCCATATCGGCGACGACAGGGATTTCCATACCGTAGTTGAAGGCCAGGCCGATCAAACCACCTGAGAACGACTTAGGCTCATTGTAACGACGGAGTGAAGTCATCAGTCCGAAGTATGAGCGGCGAACTCCAAGGCTGGCGAAAATAGCCGTGGGCTTCCCACCACTTGCGCGGTAGATGTTATCGCAGACAGCAACCATTGGCATTTCTGTCAGCGTAGTAGTCGTGCTGTCAACAGTCGAAGCCCAAACGCCCTGACCAGCAGTAGCGGGGTTAAGACCGTGAAGCGCACCAGAAGCCGAAACGATCTGCGTAAGACCGTAAGGCTCGTTGTTGTAGTTGCCAGTACGAACGAGGCACGAACCAATAACAGTTCCAGCAACCGCAGCATCGAGAACTGCTGTGGTGTTAGTAACTGTCTGGATCGTTCTGCTAGTTCCGCCTGAAACCGGAGTACCAGTAGCGGGGTCAACAATGTCAACCACCATTCCTGGTTCCAGCAGGTAAGTATCGCCAGCAGCGAAAGTAATGGTAGACGTAGCGCCCGCTGCACTAGCAGCGCCAAGAATACCAGTCTTGTTTGCAGCGGCACCTGCGTTCGAGCCGTAACAAATACGGTTCTGGTCCCGACCTACATCGGACTTCGCACCATTGATTTCTCGATCTAGTGCGTTAGCAAAAGCCTGGTAATTACTAGTCGCCAGACTCATGACCTGACCAGTGAGCTTAACTCTCTGGTAACCGTACTTCAACTGCTCGTTTGCCGCAGCGTAACCTTGCTGGCCGGCAGCAGCCAACTGAGCCGATTCCTGACGGTACGAGATACCGTGGTTCCTCTGGGTACGAATCGGAAAGACGATATACTTACCGCCAACCGTTTCGATAACTCCACTAGAGGTGGACTCAATTCGCTTGAGAGTGATCTGTTCGTTTGCGAGCTGGTCATTGATCTGACCCTCGTAAACTTCCTTCATGATTGCGTTGACAGTGGTAAGAGTTGCGGGCACTTTCTACTTCTCCTAGTCTTGGCTGGCCTCAAGGATTTGAGCTACCAGAGCTTGCGTGTCCCGTGGATTCATCTTACTTGTGTCAACCTGACCACTGGGAATACCTCCGGGCCCCCCCATTATGGGCACCGAAATTGGCTTCCTGTAGCTGCCAACCAAGCTTTCGACGAATTCGTCGTATGCTTCCAAAGCTTCTTCTGGCGAGTAACCCTGAGCGAGCTTTACGGTCACCCAGTCCTCGTCGAATGGCCCATGCTCATCTTGCATCACTTCAAGCAATTCGTCAAGCTGGGCCATTTCGTAGTCGTCTTGCTGCTGCTGCTTATCAGTTAGATAACCTTCTCCAAGGCCACTAACAATTTGCTTCAACTGCTCGAACTCCTGAACGAACTTCTCAGGGACACCTTCCCAATCAGGTGGAGTTCCTGGAATTTCTGGGGTTTCTGTGTCGTCTGAATCGTCCAATCCAAGTTCCGTTCTCACTTGATCGATGAAATAACTGGGGTCGTTGTCGAGCAACTGTGCAAGGTAGATTGCACGCTCTACTTGGTCTGGATCGTAACCCTTAAATGGTGCATACGTTTGATGGATCTTCTCAAACGCTGATTGCACACCACGATCCCAATCGTCGATATACTTACCAACGACGGCTCGATCTTCCTCAGCTACTCCATTGAGGAAGGGGTTACCCGACTGGGACTGATCCGTTTGATCCTGGCTGAACGTTAGATCCAGGTCCGGCATTTTGTTGTGCTCCTGACGGGTCTTGCTGTGACATTTGGAGTTGGAATTGCTTCTGCCTGTGTTCCATCAAGTGTGTAATGAACACCTGCTGAACTTCGGGAGGAAGTGCTTCGTATTCTTGTGACTTCATGTAATTCTCGTGCTCGAGAATATGTGCATCGTCGTTGTCGAAATCGTTGGTTGGCAACGTAGGCAACGGCGGAGGTGGCTGCATTGGCATTCCATTACCATTACCTAGACCAGCTAGAGCCATAGGATCTGGAGTTTGCATATCCATGCCAAGTGCAGATCCTGAACCTACAGGGGGTGTAGGCATATTCAAGCCAAGCTTCTGCAAAGCAGGATTCTGCATACCATTACCCATTGCACCTGGAACATCCAAGCCTACAGGAGTCTGGGCCATCTTCCAGTTTTCTCGCTGAGCCTGTCGCTTGTCAATTTGCATCTCTGCATACAGGCTAGATAGGTCACTCATCTGGAGGTACTGCAATCCCTTATCCATAGGAATCGCGCCCATTTTCATTAGTTCTGTGATAAACGCCTGGCGAGCAGCACGTGAACGTGGCGCCATAGATTGCGTTTCCACTCGAAGATCCACGTTGCCCTTAAGGTTACTACCCTTAAAGACCTGAGCTTCATATGCACTATTCTGAGAGACAACGCTAACCATGCGTTCCTCATCCCAGAATTCCTGCACCAAGTTCAGTACCTGGAACCCAATCTCTTGTACGGCTTCTTCGATCGACGCAACGGTATGGTACATCCGGGTATCATTTTCTTCTTGCAAGTATGCAATTGCACTTGCAGCTTCAACACCTGGCGGAGTCCTACCCTTTGTGATTTCATACTGTCCTGACAGGTCGTCGATATCCTGCTGAAGTCGGTCTAGTTCCTGAATAACATAGCCTGGCGGACTCTGCAACGTCAATGGCTGCGGAGGCTGGAATCCAGGTTGGTACTCAATGATTAGACCAGGCTCGGACGTGATCTTCTTAGGATCGACGGAGCCCTTAGGAGAAATCAGCTGAGGCATCGACATTCTGTTCTTGGACTCGATTAGCTGCGAACGAGTCTTGTTGAATTCCTTCTGAATCGGAATTACATCGTCAATTACAGAAGAACCATAAAAACGACCAGGAATAGGAACGTGGTCAATTTTAACAAACGGGTAGTGTCCATGCTGGTACGGCCACGCTTCTGATTCATAGATGATCTGGGTATCACACCACACGACCATCTTGCCTTGCGGGAACTTGCCACAGGGCTTGATCCAGGTTTCCTTAACGTAGACCATGTTCTTATTCTGGCCTACATTCTTGATTCCCATCACACCCTGTAGGCGTTGCTCGAAGATGCCAGACAGCATATTACTGTCAGGCTTAACCTCAACGCCGTAAGTGTCCTTTAGCTGCTGAGGAGTTCGTCCGCCCGCTTGAGTAATGAAAGGCTGAGCTTCGATATCTTCTGCCTGTAGGTCAGGAACAAAGAGGTGGAAAGGAGTAACGCAATCGAGGACAGTACTGCCTTGCGAACCATCTGGAAGCTTAACTCCTTCATCGTAGTAGGTCTTTAGGAAACCTACACCAGTGATGCAAGTCCACAAAGTAGCTTGCCGACGACGCCTATTGAACCGCATTTGGTCCATCAGGAACTCGTTAATCGTTTCCGCTGCTCTCGCCGCAGCCAGATCTTCTTCCTCGTTCGTAGCGGGTTTCACGTAGAACTGTGGTTCTTCTTTCGTCAGCTTCGTGAACTCGTTGCGGACGAGCGGCTTGATTTTATTGCTAACCAAGCGGACTCGCCATCTGGGAGCCGGAGGTTCAATAAGAGAGAATCCCCCAGTCGTATTGATCGCAGGACCGGCCCAAGTGACCCATTGGCGTCCCATATAGAAAGCGAGATTCGTATACCACTGTTGTTCAAAGCTTCTCCGCATGTTCGCACACATATCGAAGTTGGTCTTGAGGAAGGACAGGAAGTCCTTATCTCTCTGGATTCTAATCAGATCAACTCCGGCTGGCTGTTCTTGTGCTGCAATGTCAGTCACTGCTTAGGTACTCCGAATCTACAGTTGCTAGGTCACCCAAATCTAGAAGTAACTCAGCATCGGGCACATCGCCTTCACTTCTGCGAATCTCAGACTCGTCATCTGAACCCACATATTCCCAGTCATCACTCCCAGGAAGTAAAGGTTGGGGGTTCATGCTTAATGAGCTTAAACCCATCATCACCACTGTCATCCGGTTCATTGATTCCGTCAAGTGGGTCATCTGCAACATAAGAGTCTGGTTCTGGTTCACTAGGAACAGGATCAATTCCTGATCTGTCATCGTTAGCTCTTTCCGGGAGATTGGGAGCAATGATTTCGAGAATTGTCTCAAAGGTCAATGGGAGAAGGGCAGTAACGTTGTGGCTTAGTCTGCTAACTTCCTCCAGTTCCAAGTCCTTGAAGTGCAATTCTTCTAGCTGGATTTGAGCCGCATCAAAGACTTCTTCCTGCGTCAAACCTCCTGCCGTATGTATAAGGTCAACCATGCACATATTGCAGATGTAGAATACCCCGATGAAATCGAGGTAGACTCCGGTATCCAGGAACCACTCTCTATTTTCAGTGGCATGACAGACACCGCAATCTGCGGGCATACTTAGTTCCGGCTTAGTGAGTAAGCGCATTAGTAATCTGCTCCAAGGTGGACGTCCAGATATTCCGGTTGTTTCACGACTAGATCGGCGTAGCGGTCTGCACCCATGATGGCCGTGTTCACATTCAACACGTTTCCTACAGGGGAGTCAACTTCATTAACAAGTGGTGGCGTCGAAACGATACCATACCGCAGCGCATCACAAGCGTGGTCATCTTTCTTTAGTGGCTGTTCCTTGAAATTAGCCCGCTCGGCAACTTTCTTATTGAGATACTTATCCCATCTGTATCTGTTGAGCTCCCACTTGAGTCTGGTACACCGAGGTCCAATGTAGAGCATTCTTTGCTGGAAGCGGGAAGCCACTCGCAGGATTCCATAGTGAACATCGTTGTTGCCAAGTACGATTCCAATTCCTTGCTGGGCATACTCCGCAAGAACGGAAGTTCCTGTAATGGGATCAGTATTCTGAATAGATGGGTCACCGACGGTGTAGTAGATGTTGTTGCTGATACCCAGATCCTCAGTTTGTCTGAGGACGGCATCGGCGTTTTCCTTGACGAGCTTCCCGGATGCGTAGTATTCATCGTAGATGATTACCTTTCCTTCGGTGTCAATGCAGCCGAATAGGAATGCTGTTGGGTTACGGAAGCCGTGATCCATCATCCTAAAGTGACGCCAGTTCTTCTTCATGCCCTCCCAAGCTTTTGAGTAAACAGGGTCATGCTTCAGATAGTTGACTTCGGTGTCGATGTAGTCCGAATAAATTGCACCAGTGTGCCTGATGTATTTACCCTTGACTCTAGCTTCCTTATCTTCCTTTGACAGACCTTGTGTGAGAATGTCCATCTCGGCGGCATTGATGTATTTATTCTGGGAAGTCTCGACCTCGAATACATCAATGTTCGGGTTTGTCTTTTCTTTCGCCGGAAGGTACAAGCCATCATAGGTCCACGTCATTTCTTCAATCGGCGTCATGGTACACATCCAGTGTCCACTAGCGTCGATCAAGCGCATCATGTTTTCATCGAAGATTGACTTCGGTGGTTCCTCATCGAACCAAATCAAATGTCGGCTCGTTCCTGCGAACTTTTCAGTGTCCTGGTCGTAACTCATGAATTCGCAGAAACTACCATTGGAAAGCGTTAGGGTACGAGTTCCCTTTCCATAGGAATCCTCCCAGGAGCCATTTTGCAACATGGAGGGGGGAATCCATCTTGCCACTTCTGGAAGGATAATCCTATCTACACCGTTGTCGAAGTCCACGCCGATCGCCCTGCAACGAAGGGGAACTTCATGCAACGGTCTGTAGATATGCTTCCCTGTCATGTTCATAACAAGGTCGGCAGCACCGCCTACTGTTTTACCAGATCGGTTACCTCCGATGAATAGGCGACCAGTATTACGACTAGCGTGGAACTCTTGCTGGTGTGGTTGTGGTTCGTAACCAGCAATTGTTGGCCGAACTGCGGTGCGTCTGAGAGCTTCTGCAAACTCCATACGCAATTCTGTAGGAGTAAGGACTTTAGCTTTGCGGGCCAACCGGGATACCTACAGGGGGCGTTTCTGTATTCTTTGGGAAGAAGTAGGTAACAAGAGCGGCGCCTGCTGTAATGATCGCTGCCTTCCAAACAGGGTTAATGTCATGCCCCGTCAGGTTAGTTACGATGAATGAAGCTAACGCACCGACTCCTGCACCGATGGCTTTACTGCGTTCCCCGATCGCTACCTTAAGTTTTTCCAAGTTTCTCGTCCCTCTTTTTCTTTACCCACTTGTCGAATGTGCCTTCTGTCTCGCTGTCAATTGGTGGCAGAAATCGATCTAGCAATCGTCTAACATAGACGATGAGCATGAGAACACAGCCCGTCAAGAGTAGATCAAGTACCTGCCACCAATCCAATCACGCTACACCCTTCGGAGGATGATAATCAGGAGGATGATTCCCGAGAGAATCACGTTGATGATATCCCAGAAATCAGTGGTGCTGGTCGCTGCAAACATTACCCCAGTCCGTTCACGAAGTGCAACAAACCTTGATAGGCCGTTGCTGTCTTGGGTCCGTACACACCGTCCGCCTGTAGTTTCATTGCCTTCTGCATATTCACCACACCAGTCTTAACTGCTGTAGTGAACCGAGCATCGTTGACGTAGTTCGCCGGAAGCCATTTCCACCACTTACAGTTGAAAATCAACTCAGCAACTTCTGTACCTGCTGAGCCCAACTTAAGTGTGGGCGTTGGAACATCAGGAAGCCCCGCAGGCTTAGCCGGCGTTCCAGGAAGATTAAACGCAGGGAGCGCAGGAGCCGTCGTTGCATAGTTCCGGCTAGTCCGAATCTCTACAGGCTGGATATGCCAAGGTTCGTTGTTAACATTGCGAAACGTTCGGAATCCGAATTTTCCACAATTACTTTCGAGCCAGGGCCAAGATACGTTAGGAACTGTATCAATGGCCATAGCATTCCCAGCGACCCCGTTGGCTGGAAATCCCTCGTGATATGAATTACCTGGCTTCGCAAACCCTGGCTTATTAGCAGGCTGGACTCTCCAACCAGTTCCACAACCAAGTGGCTTTCCCTGGGACGCTGCATATTCGATCAGTGCCTTGAATCGCCTTCTGACTTCGGGGTGAAGCTTGTTGACTGTGGACTTAGTTAGCATTTCGTTCCAGGTAAGCATGGTTCCCATGCCAGCGGGGTTACCAGAGTAACCGTAGGGGAACTTAGTATCAGCCAATTTCATCGTCTCCCAACATTGCTGCGTCACCGAGTTCGTCATAGAAGTCCGACGGTGTGTCCTGGTGAAAACCCTCTGGAGGCTCAGGTACGTCATCGCCGTCTACCGGAACATCAATTCCAGTGTCACTCATGAAACTAATTCCCTTCCTGTGGTGTCGATTACACTTTCGAGTTCATTTGCTAACTGAGCCAACTTAGCTGGTTCCACGTACTTAACAAGGATCTCCATAATCTGAGCGAGAATGGCTCCAATGTTTACCAGGCTCTCCTGCCCCGGTCGGTAAACATTTTGGAGTTCATTGTAGTACTTGACCGCGTTTAGGTCACCAATCTCAATGGCTCGGGACAGGGCTTGTTTGGCATCTACAGGGGTAACGTGTGTGAACCAGCTGTCCGTTTCTGCCTGGAAGTAGTTAAGACATTTCGGCAACTTGAGCCAGCCTGCCCACTCACGTGTAGTTATGCCAAGTGACTTTAGTTTGGCTTGCTTGCTTCGCCTGTCACTGAAATCCAGCAATAGGTTGCAGGCGTTAATGAAGCCTACAGGGAAGCCATCTGGAGTTAGTAGTTGGTCGTAAGGGAGGCCCCGGTTTTTCATTTGCTGGCGGAATTCGGCAGAGTCAAGAAACGCACCAGACTTCGGGAAGTAAGCGAGCGTTGTCCTAATGTCTGGGAACTCCCTGCGCTGGCGGAAATATACTTCCCACCAAGCTAGTAGAGCACCCATCGTTTCAGGGGTGAGGTCGTTGTAGACCTTCGTCGGTAGGGCCAAGTTCCCTGAACGAACTAACGGTTCCTTTGGGGACGTAGACTTTGAATTTGGTAAAGTCTCTGGCTGAAAGCCGAAGAAGTCTAAAATCTCCCTCTCGTCTGACAACGTAGTCACCTATCTCAAGAAGTTGGGGCAGCGAAGTTTTGTAGTGTTCCAGGAACAAGTCTGTACTACCTGTACTTGAGTTGGCGCGCATGAACAAACGTGGAGATATCGGAAGAATCTCCAGATTTGATGCAGGCCAGGCTTCATACAGGATTCCTGGTTCGTCAGGATGGTAAATGTGCAACATGGGAGAGGCAGCCGGTACTTTTAAGCACGGATGCAGTTTCTCACAGAAAAAAAATTTTGTCAAGAAAGTTAGTCTTTTCTTGTTTAGGTAGTACTATTGCAGCAGAGTTTTGGTGCCCACTACTCTTGATGCCTATACAAATCTAAAGCTCCGCATATCTCTGTGGTGGTACTATCGGGGGACCAATAGAATGATATGACGGTTGTCACACGAGGCCATAGTTTCAATTACGCAAATAAATATCCGATGATAGTATCATATGGTATGGGCCATACGAACTACGATAGTCTGGTTGGTTATCGGCATCGGGATTTGGTAGGCTGTTCGTATGAAACAAACCACGAACAACCGACCCGAGTTCATCCGCCCCGAGCAAGCTACGCTCACTGGCGACATGTTGCGTGCGCTCATCCGTATTGACGAAAGACTTGACGACTTGCAAGTCGAGGCTTCATCGTTCGCCGATATGGCAGACCGCACACTTGACGGCGCCGTCTACGGCAAGACCGCAAT